TGCGGGGTGGTCCTGCACCAGTGCAAGAGCAGCGGCGGCTGCATTTCCGTTGGTGCCGTCTGGGGCGTTAGTGGTAACAGCGATTGGCTGTGTGGCTGGAGTAACTGGGTACTCTGGCTGGGGCTTGTCTTGTGGGTCGTTGTACACGGTGCCGAGCACACGGTATTCCCCAGTATCTTCGTTGTAAGCCATTACAGCGAATTGCCCTTGGCTTGGGAACATTTTATGGAATTTGGTTTGGGTTTTCATGCTAACTTCCTTTTGGTTGGTAATAAAAAAGTGTAAGGCTGGATGCTTTTACGAGCAAGCACCCAGCCCTCCCCCGATAAATTAGTTACGGGTCATGCGGCCATTAGCGTGAATATGACCAGCCACATGAATACCCCCATCAAGAAGCCACCGCCGATAATAACTGCGGCTTTTTTGAGATTATCAATTATGGGGGTTTCTTTTAGAAACTGTGGTCTCATTGGTTTGCCCTTTCTATTGGCTTTTACCCTGAAATAAGGCGACCGTTTTCCTGCTTGGGTTCGGCGTAAACCTCCTTGCCCGTTTCGTCGACCCAGCCATCCCCCGCACAGTCTATGCTAAAATACATGGTGATGCACAGGGTGGGGAAGCGGCGTTGCAGTTCGTGCACTATGGGCACGGGCGGACCCCATGCCGTTAGGAAATTGTAGTTTATTTCCCCACGGTCGTGGTCCCGTTCGGTTGCGCTGTGCTGATAGGCATTCCATTTGGTGCCCCAGTTTTCAACCGACCAATCGTACCAGTTAGGCCCTTTGCGGTCTTCAAGGGAAAGGTTGCCTTGGTCCTGCAGGGCTTGGGGCCTAGGCAAGATTTTGTTGAAATCTATTTCTTCGCCCACAAACTTGTGGAAGGCGTTTAGGGTTTTTTGAGTGCCCCCGCAAGCACTTAGATAGTTGTCACAATGATTAGCCATAGCTGAAACTCCTTTTGTTTGGCTATGCTTAATAGTAATGTGGGACGGCTTTGGGAGCAAAGGCCCAGCGCTCTAGTTGATAAAAAAAGAACGCTGGGCCAGATACTATTGTCTCTCATCAAAGGGCCAGTGTAGATTGCCCGTGGACAACCGCTCCTGGGCTACTTCCAGCACGGTTTCGTGGTCGTAGCCACCGTCATTCATGCCGATGGTACCGATGCCGCTGTGGTTAAAGTCCCAGTAGCTTTGGTCGCGTGTGTAGGTGATGTTGTTTTTCTTGCACCACCGATACAGGCGACCGTAGCCGGGGTCTTGCTTGCGCTTTTTCGGCACTGCAAAAAAGTCACCCAGCAGGTCGTCGAGAAATTTACCTGCATCGGCCATTTTAAAACTCGCCCCAGTTAGCTGACCTAGCCCAAGCGTTATCGGCGGCTATGTTGTCTTCCTGGTTTTTAATGTCGCGCATGGTGTGGCGGTTTTTTCTGCATTCTTGGCAGATAGCCCGACCGCCGTGGGGGTCGGTGTTGCCGCATCTAACAAATACTTCACGGTAATCGTAACCGCGAGGTACATGAAAACCTACTTTATTTTCGCACATGGATATTTACTCCTTTATTGGCTATATAAAAACAGTAAGGCAGGACGCTTTAACGAACAAGCGCCCTGCCCTCCCAGCGACAAACTATTTTATCCGCTGTAGCCACTCTTTACGGCGCATTCTCATCGCTTTTGCTATGCGATAACCTTTTTGATGGTGAATGTTAGGGTTTGTTCTTGCTTGAACCCAAGCCGCCGGTGAACACAGCCTTTTCACAAAGCCGAAAACGTACCACCATGCGACTAATATTTTGTATAAGAACGCCATTTAGCTAACCTCCACGTTTTTGGCTACGATGTAAGGAACACCATCTTTATTAAACCCAGCGTAGATGGCACAATCCCATTCAGGGTCATCGGCGCTGCTTTCAAGCCAACCGTCGATGCCGCTGTAGGTGAAGTTAAACTGGGTGAGTAAAATATCTACCCAGATGGCCGCAGGTATAGGCGAGCCATCAACGTCAATATTTCGTAGGGGCCAGTCAAACTTTTCCCATTCTTTTTTTAGCAAGTTGCCTGTCCAGGTAACCATAGGTTTTAACCCTCCTTTATTAAGCATAATAAAGTGTACCCTTGGACGCTTTAAGGAGCAAAGGCTGGTGTATCTTATTGATAAATTTGATAAATTACTTAGTCAGGTATTTCGCCATAGTTCATGCAGCGGTCACAACCTTTCACGGTTGTCGAGAAAGAAATGTGGGTGAGCTCCCCCTCTTCATAGGTTAACTCAGGGTATTCCGAAACTTCATTAGGACCACGGGCCACGAACCCGTTTCCGTTACAGACGGGGCATATTTTCATTCGCTGTTCTCCTCTGGTTCAATTAAGAATGAAACCACTGCAAACTCTTCGTTTACACTAATTTCTTCGAATTTATGAGTAGGGCAGGTCGCCAGCCACTCGTAAAACTCCTCCCAAGTCATGGGCCGCTCCTATGTATGGCAATGGCCATCGGTTTCAATGCACAGCCACATTCCGCACCATGGTACGGCGATGGCATCATCGCACCCGATGGTTGGCAGGACCATACGCCTGAATTTTAAAAACGAGTACCTTTCGTCTTTGCTTTCGTGCCATTTTCGCAACAGGGTGAGTTGCTGTTCCTTAGTAAGTTTCATTGGACACCTTTTGCTGGGGGTAATGGCCCAATCCCCACCCTATAGAGCGCCCGTAAACCGTGTCTACAGGGGCAAGATGGGTGGGGTAGGGCCTAGCCATTGGCGGCTATTTCGTGCGCCATGCGCGCACCGCCTTCTACGGTACGGGTAACGAAATGCCGTTGAAAATCCACATGCTTTGGGGATTTTTTATACGGCCCTGCATTACGAGCTAATGCATTCTGGCGAGCTTTTTTGGCGTCTGGGTGTGGTGCGAAAAAACTATCGCCCACTTTCATTTGGTCAAACGGGTATTTGTTTGATTTACTTGAAGGGCGGCAAAGCGGGATGCCTTTGTCAATTTTATAAGCCATGATATTCTCCTTTGGCTGGCCTATATAATAGTATTGCGGGACGTTTTTATGAACAATATTCATATGGTCAATAGGATAAAATAATAGGTGCGGCGGTCGGCTAGATTAGCGGTACGGCTTCCTAACTGCCCCTTGGAGGAAACACACGCAAACCCCCAAGGTAGTCCTAAAACATGCAATAGAACGTAGAAAAAACCGCCGCAACATCTAGCCTTTTTGAGTGCTGGAAAGGATATGAGAACCCCAGCCCCTGACGCCGCCGCTCGCCTTGGTTATTGATTACTGGTTAACTTTTTCTGCTTTTGTACCTGACCCCCCTTCCGGGTTCATTTCCTGCCAGGGGTGCCCACACACATCGGCCCAGTAATCAAAAGCGCCAACGGCGATGTGCCGATAATATGTATGGTAACCATTTTCATGGTCTTCCCTGCTAACGGGGTAGGTGATGGTGACCCAAATTTCATTGGTGCCGGTTAGGTTATCTGCCTCTTCTGGGGCACCACCAGAACGTACATCAATTATGTACCCCAGTGCATCGGTTTTTTGGCTTAGAGCGTATTGCCGCAAGTCCGCTTGCAAATCGGTAAGGCTACCGCCATCCGGTGCCGTTTCCGCAGGTATGCCGCAAGTGATGGTTACTTCACGGTCCCCGTGGTATGCGTGGGGGGAGGCGTTTGTAACGTTGATAGTTGCCGTTTGTGTGGACGGCCCGTTTACGTGATACATAGCTAAAACTCCTTATGGTTGCTATGCCTAATAATAAGGTGGGACAAGTAAAGGAGCAAAGCCTATACTGTCTACATGACAATATAGAAAGCAAAACGGCCCACTGATTAATGTAATCAATGGGCCGTTCGCCTTGGTTACTTAGTCAGCGTAACGCCATCACCCAGCAACTGTGCGAGCGGTAGAATTAACTGTTCTTCACCATTGGTAGCGCAAAGAACAATTAAATCTTTAACGTTTTTAGCAGTCAACGGCACTGAGGCAGGCACCTTTTCGTACTGTATATCAACAGTTCTATTAGACGCCCCTTTCACAACCTGATAACCGCCCTGCTTATCTAGCATAACGGAAAGGTTATTCGCGGCCAGCCAGCCCTTGACTATAAAGTCCATTTGTTTAGGGCATTCGCCTTTTGATAACCAAGTACTGTTGACGCTGGTGGCTGAATACCCCATCTTTTGTAAAAGCTGAGAAATACTCAACCCTTTCGATGCAGCAACGGCCTGAAGCGTTTTGTACATTTTACTTGAACGACTGTAGGAAACAGTTTTAAACGACTGCTTTCGTTTCGTTTTTGGCTCACGCGGTGGTTCCCCACTTGAGAATAACGGCATGTCGTGGTTTATTTGAAAATCAGCCATGATAAAATCTCCTTTCTATTTGCTGGTTGGCTGTACGCTAAGTATACTATGTGAAACTGTGGACAATAGCAGTTTTTTATCATAACTTTTCATTGTCTTTTAGAACTGTGACATTATCGGTTTCGCGGCTGACGCTTAACTCTTTTGCCTTTTCATTAAGCATCATTGCCACCATCACAGCTTTCTCCCTGCTCAGGTTTAGAGTAGTTGTTTCAAACTTGGTATCAATACTTAAACAAATCTGCTGGTTGGCCCAATGGTCGCCAATAATTGAAACTTTGATAGTGCACCCCTGTTTATCAACAGGGTCTTTCATTCCCGGTTCCATATCCGGTTCCATATCTAATTCAGGGTCAAAGCCTCGTGGGTTTTCAATTTGTGTTCCCAGCATGGCTATTCATCCTCGGGGTTGGGGCGCTTTTGCTCCACCCGTATATCCGTTAGCTTTTGGTCAATAGCCTCATCGGCCCATCCCAGGTCTGACAGTTCCCAGTAAGCCTGATGCTCACTAATTTCTTTATTTGTAAAATCGTCTAAGATTTTTTCAGCTTTTGGGTGATAAAATAATTCTTCTGACAAAACTTAGTTCCTCCAATAAGGCGGGGGGAAGGGAAGGAGTGGTCAGGAAAGCACACCCTTCCCCCCTGGTATCAGCCAATGTGCTTTCCTAACTGAATAAGTGTGGCGATAACCTGAAGAATGGCCCATATCACGTAAGGGTCGCCGAAATACATGAGCTTAATTCCTCTGATGACTTTTTATCTTTGCCTTAAACTCGGCCAAAGCAGCCTGAGCTACGGCTTCCTGTTCCATCCATTCGCGAACTATTTGCCTTAGCATGGCTTTTTTGGTCTTATCATATTTGGCTGATAGCTCACGAATTGTTTTAGCTGTTTCCCAATCAACACCTATGGTTGTATCTGTGCGGATAAGGGTGCCTTCAACTACTTCATTGTACGGCATGTTTGTATTCCTCCAATCTTCGCAACAAGTGGCTATGGACGGTTGCCCATAACGCCTTGAAATCATTACTGTGTGCTTGTTCAAACGCACGTTTTGCAAGGTCAATGCGAATACCTATTCGTTCAATAGGTGGATGCGGGTTATTCTCTATGAACATCGTTTAACCCTTCCGCCACTTTTTTGACATAATCCACTATTTCTTGTTCGCTAACCTGATGGCCACTTGCCATGAGACGTTTTTGAACATAGCGCCCCATTACAGATACCGCGTAATGCTCGCCGTAATGCCTGATAATGTTGACAAGCCGTTGCTCATATGTTTCTGCGTTTGAAGCATTTTCTAGGTCAATAATAGGGTCTAACTGCATAACCTCCTCCACTGGCTATATGGTACCCCATTATAAGGCATGGCGCGTGGGAAGCTACCCTTTATTTATCCACCATTGTCTGGAAAGCTACCCCAAAATCTTTGCTTTTTTCAATAGCTTTTTTCAGGTGCAGCTTTATTTCGCCGTCAACAACAGGCCAGTGCTCAGATTTTAGAGCCTTGGCTACAGCTTCAAATTGCTCCTCGTCAGAAAGGCCGCACACGATGGCTTCAGTGCAGGCTTCCTCCATGGCCATTTTCCATCGCTTTACTCGTCCCATGCTATTTATCCTCGTCAGGTTCACGTACGATATGCACCTTTAGTCCAGGAAAAGCGTGATGCACGGTTTGCATCAACTTGACAGGAAATTGCGTAGCTTCTTTTTCTGTTATTTCCCCAGTTTCCATGAAAACGGTATAGTGGGCGACGAACTTAGGTTCCTTAGCCATTTCTATTTCTCCCTTACAATTTTCAATTAAAACACGGTGACAACTTCCACATTGGTACTGGTCGTGAACAGGTACAAGGTTTGTCCATTGGCCGCACCAGTCGCAAACGGTTGTTTTAGGCGGAAGGTAGGTGCCCCGTTTCTTGGTCATAAATGCTTGTGTCCGGTAGCTTGATAAACAAATCCATATCAACGTCAAGAACTAGTATTTCGCACCGCATGTGCGTGTCAACAGGTTCACCCTGCGCATGCTCATGCTGCATACTAAACATTATAGGATAATTAAAATCTTGGTCTGGGTCAGCTTTAGGAACAGTTTTATTGATAAACTCATCCGTTCCCTGCCGATTATAGTTGCGGTCCCGTGCAATTTTTGCTGCTTTCAATAGCAGCGGGTACGGAAAAAACTTGCGGTTTTGGTCTGCAATATTTTCTTCTTCAGACATTAATACCTCCATTAAGAAAAAACCCCTGGTGCCATTAGTATAGCACCAGGGGTATGAGAAAACAGGCCATCATTTGTCATTAGACAAGTTCGATGAGTTCGATGTACCCTTTTTTCACGGCTTCTTGTAAATCACCGTGGCCTCCCACGAGAGGCTTGCCGTTATTACCACGCTTATCGGTGGTTTTCAAGGCAACCATAAAGTCCCCAACGGTCATGCCGTCTTCAAATAGGGACCAAATTGCCGCTCGGTTAGTGCCTTCCCTCACAGGGTTTGGTCCACCCGTGAACTTAATAGTATGTCCACTAGGATAAACCGCGCTTTTCCGCTCGCGCGGCTGTGGCGGAGGCGCTGCTCGTATAGGGGAAATATTACTGACGGCTTCCGTGGTCTTGGTTACCGCGTTCAGTGCTTCCTCCCTACCGTTTTTGGATTCGCCGTTAGAAGCAGGTTTCTTTTTCGTGGCCCCAGAGGGCTTTGAATTTTTTGCCTTCTTCTTAACGGGTACATCCGTAATAGAAGCAACATTTGACATTATGGCATCTCCCTTCTGTTTGTTTTAGCCATACCCATATAATAGTTAGTGAAAAACAACGAGCAATTATCTTGTTGTCAAATGGATAAAAAAGCGTGTAGACTAAATCATTAACCTCCCTGTTAGGCGCTGGTCATTCGTTGAGTATGGTTTCAAGCGCCTATAACTCAGGCGCTGGGGTTTCCTCCAAGCCCCAGCGCCTTTCTTTTTTACTTATCCTTGTAACCCGTTTCCTTCCACCTTTTCATCTTTTCATGGGTTCCCCAACAACCAGTGGGAGACTCATTATAGAAAAACCGCACTATCTCAGGAAGCGCGGCTAGGCTAGTGTCATCAGCATGGCTTATAGCAAGAAACAGGTTATTGGTGATAACAGCGGTGAGAAAATCCCCAGGCGGGACACCCTGTTCTATGTATCGCTTTACACCGCCTTGTAGATGCTGGGGCAAGCGCCCATAATCTAGGTCTTGTATCATAGCCTTTCTCCTTTCTATTTGGCTACATACTATAGGGTACCCTACCCAACACCTCCCACCAAGTTTTCATTTGTCAATTGAACACTATGATTATGACCAAGTCCACGGGTAAGGGGTTTTTCACTGAATGTTGTCTTTGCATCCCCCCAGCTTGGTCCATATTCAGCATCAACCTTGTTAGGAACCGATAATAAAGTACATTGCTCCATGATTTCAGTAACTATGTCTGCTTGTTGCTGTGATTCAACTGATATATCAAGCTCATCATGAACCTGGATATGCGGCAGTATCCCCTCTTTATACAGGGCAACCATTGCCATCTTCGTTTGGTCGGCGGCACTACCCTGAATAAGTCTATTTAATGCTTTGTATGTGAAAGCACGTTTAAGTCCCATGTGCTTGCCGTACTCTTTCATGGCTTGATCAAACGGCATCGGTTTGTGATAGCCAGTTGCGTCTGGCTCCCACATCGTGAACCGGCACCGACGCCCACCAATAGTTTTGATAAACCCAACTTCTGCAGCCCTTTGAGCACAGTAGTTGGCAAGTTGACGAACAAAAGGTACCTGACTATGGTACTTGTTGAAAAGGGCCTCGCTTTCTTCCCATGATAAACCCAACTGTTCTGATAATTTCTTTTTCCCCATGCCGTAGAACAACCCAAGATTTATCAGCTTGGCATGGGTGCGCGGAATATTAGCCATGTCCGCTACAACTTGGTGGAAATCAGCCTCATCATTTTTATATAAATCTACAACGGGGTCAACCGACGTATAGTTCAGTTTTGAAGCGTAATGAACCACCAAACGGGGTTCTTGTTGACTATAATCAAATGATCCCCAGACACAATTATCTTCAGGTATGAACAATGAACGAATTAATGGCCCAATTTCCTTATTGCGCGCGGGAACCTGTTGTAAATTCGGGTTGCTGTAGCTCATGCGTCCCGTTAACGTCCCCCCACGTTCCGATCTTAGCTGGTGTACCTCTGCATGTATACGGCCCTTGGTCTGGTGCTCCAATAAAGTATCAATAAAGGTCGTATGAGCCTTGTTTATCTCTCGTGCTTCCAAAATCATACGCGCAAGCGGGTGTTCATTCTCCCATAAGCTCGCCTTATCAAATTTAGGCTGGTTAGATTTGGGTGTTCGCTCGTAATGCAGCCCCGCGGCATCAAATGCTTTGGCCACACTCGCAGCGGCCCATATTTCTACAGCCACACCATAATCTTTTTCAATTTGTTTGATGATTTTTGCTTCGCGACGACTTAAATCACGCTTGAGTTTTTCCGCTTTGTCCAAGTCAACACGCACACCCTTTTCCCGCATGTCGATTAAACAGGGCAACACATCCATTTCAAGATTGAAAATGTCTGTAAGGTTATCTTGCGCCAGTAAATTTTGAAAATGTTTCCACAAACGCAGGGTTAATCGTGCATCTTGCTCCGCATAAGGGCCGACGTACTGGGGCGGTAGACGCCACATATCTGATTTGGAGTTAACCCCCCACTCCTTTGCAGCCTCTTCCAGTAATGTTTCATCCTTGCGCTCCTGCAAATATGTTTTTCCAAGCGCGTTCAAGGCATAACTCATGCGGTTTTCGTCTATTAAGGGCGCTGCAATCATTGTGTCAATAATAAGGCCGTTGATTTCACGTATGCCGCTGGCTCGCAGCCACCCTATATCGTACTGAGCATTGTGAAATATCTTATCTGACGGCGCTTGCATCTGCTTTTTCAGCCAGCGCCACACGACGGCTTCATCTAAATTGCCACCGGCCTCATGTTTGATAGGAAAATAATAGGCGTTTTCATCTGCAGCGACGGCTATGCCAATTACATAGCCATCTTTACGAGGCCAGCCGCTGCCGCGTATTTTCAAATTTGGGTCATATGTTTCTAAATCAACTGAAATCTGCTTAAATTGTGATAAATCTGGAAATTCTGAAGGGGGTACCCATTCGCTTTTAGGTTGAAACAGTGGTATCTGCATCTGGCTTTTCTCTTACATAAATATAATCAGGTTGTATGTGCCCTAATCGTACCATTTCTGCTTCAACCAGTAAAAGATATCTTCGCAAATCCCGTATATCGTCAATTACACCTGTTTCTTCTGGGTGTTCTTCAATAGTGCGGAATATGTCGTAAGAATATTTTTGCGCGAGGTTTTCAATGCGGTCCCATTTACGGGCCAGCATCATGAAAGCCCCTAATCCACCACGCTTTTTCCAACTATTGCCATAGGTTTTTTCCGCTTCGCATAAGGAAGGGTGGTCATTAAGGCACAGGTCCTGCACAATTTCTAGAATACTACGCATTTGGCTTCCTCCTTTCTAACCATATGGTGCAAGCCTGTTGCCAGTCTTGGATAGGCATTTGCGACTTAACCGTATCAAAGGCGGCTTGCCATTGTCCATTTTTCCAATGGTCCCAGGCTTTGGTCATGGGTTCAATTAATTCTTTATAAAAGGATGACTTATAAAACATAGCGTCACCAAAATCAAGGTCACGGGGTATTTTGAACCTTGTGTGGGTAAAATCATCATAAGGTTCCCGGCTTCGGTACGGCAACCCTTCCTCAGGTATGCGGTATGCGTCAAATATATCTCTGTAGGCGTGGAAACTGTCACTTATTTGGATATACGGCCCCATTTCAATATCAAGGCAATCGGCAATGTACTGTTGCAGCATACTGAACTGCACCGCATTGGCTCCATAGGCCCCCCAGATAATGTCGTTACTGCGACAGCATACGGTCATGTGTAATTTATTCAAGTACCCTGACCTATCGTCGCCACCCAGTTCATCACGTATTTTGAAATATATATGCGTGTTGCAGGGGATATCAACCTTGTTGACATTTAAGTCGTGCGGGGCATCCCACATTTGTAGAACACAACGGCGGTCATCAGGGTCTCTTCCCAAGCGGCGAATAATTATCTTAACCTGATCGAGCACCCTGTAGTCTTGCGTGAAATGCTTACGCCACCGATAGCCATATGCTCCATGGAATATTTCACCGTCATCACTGTAATCATCCATGCGCTTGTTGTAGTGAACCAAGGGTTTCACATCCCTTTGGCCGCGCAGCATCCACAGGCTTTCCATTAAATGAAAAAACGGGTTGGCATCACGCACAGGGTTGAATAGCACACGCTCCCAAGGCTTTTCGTAAACTGTCGCCACGCAGGTAGGGTGTTCTAAAACGGTACCTGCGCGTGACTTGCGTTCAACGCCTTCTTCATACAGAAGTTTCATCCCGCCTACAAAGGCGTCACTTACATTCCGGGCATGTATAGTGTGCATGTTTCCTCCAATTAGGCACCTACCCCTACTGTACTTGTTTCTTGCCCCTTCAGGGGGCCTTACAGGGCCTCCCAAGGGCGTTTTATTACCTTGGTATAAGGCCCCAAAGCCAAAGCACGAGCAACCGCTTTTTTATCGTTGTTGGTTACGGCAGGCCAGATCTTTTGGCCTTTGTGGTCGGGCAATAATCCAGGGCGATATGTTAAGGCATCGCAGCCTGCACATGGACCAAATTCTCTGTCTCCTTCGTACAACATTGCTCGCATGGCATTGAATTCTTCAGCCTGCCAGATTGTATTCAAAGGCGTGTCGAAAGCATTGCCTATTCTGTAGTAGCCGCGCCAGTCATTACAGCATCCAGCAACGTTACCATCCCAACGTATGCTCATTTCCCTGAAGGGCTTTCCACACCGTCGGCCAACGGCTTTGTCATTAGGCGGGAAGGCGGAGCCGCAATGGTTATTCAAACTGGCATGGTTACCGGACGTAGCATTTGATATATCGTCCACTACAACAATGTCATGGTCGGTTGGTTTGCGTCGCCTGTGCGGATTAGCCGACTTAACCAAGGGGTAATCGTAAATAGGATGCGGCCCTTTGTAGAGCAACTTTACCTTTGGAACAATGTTCACAGCTTCATAGTTGTCTAAAAGCAATACGTTCAAACCTGCCTGCATCAGCGTGTTAATTTTATCAGTGGTATCGCCCCCTAGTAATCCACCGCCATTACTGGTCATCATTAGGTGAGTCGTGGGTAGGTATTCACGCAACACGCGCACTATTTCCACATGGTCAGGATTCATGGTTGGTTCACCATGCATTGCCATTTCTATACGAGGATTCCATTTACGGCCTTCTGTGTGGGCCTCTTGTAAACTTGTGGCAAACCATGCAGCGTTCTCAACCGTCATGAACTTATACGGCTTGCTGCTCTTGCCTGTTGTATTGCTTGGTCCATGCGCCCCATTGTCACGTATGCCCTGAATACCGCAAAATGAGCAAGCTAGATTGCAGCCTTCGGTTAGTTCAAATTGGATACAGAACGGTGGTTCCTGCATTAGTCAGCCGCTTTCAAAAAGTTTTCCCACGCAACTATGGTTTGGTCATCCAGGTCAGTTAGGTAGTCGTGTTTAAAAAGCTCTCGCTGTTCACGGGCAATTTGCTCATATGTAGGGAGAGCCTCCAGCACATCTTCGGCAGAATTTACCACAGGAAATAAATAATCGCCCTTACCAGGAAAAGCTGTTTTCATTGTGTTGCTCGTACTTTCATCAAAAAACATGGCTACCCCCGCCGATAAACATTCATAAAAACGATTGGCGGGTGAATTGTAATGCGTGTGGATATGCTCGTCTTCAATATAAACAGTAGCTGCAAACTTAGACAAGTCCTGTATAGACTTCCAGCTACCATGCCGAGTCATATTTGGAGCAAGCGCCTTGAATTTTTCAATGGCTTTCCCATTGGTAGATATATGCACGGGATACGGCGCGTCTTCAAAGTACTTTTTGAAATAGGGTTCCCTATCTTTCCTATAGGCCCCATAGTACATCAAGCCCTGAACCTTGTTCTTAAAGTCAATTTCTTCAAGTGGTAAAGGATCCCATGTTAAAAGGTTCCAGTTAACATAAGCATTTCCAGGACCAGTGGCATTTTCAGGAATATTACTCCATATGAAAGGAGGAGCAGTATCAAAAGGCTGCTTAAAAGACCAACCACGTTCATCACGCAATACTTTCTGTACTTGACTAATGGGCTGCACAGTATAGTCGTTTTGAACATAAATTAAATTCTTGCACCTGCGGATTTGATCAGCCAGTTCCACACGCAATTCAGCCTCAGCAAAAGCTCCCATACTGTTGACGTACAAAATTGTGTCATAAGTGTGGCGTAAAAAAGGCCGACCCCGCTGTATGCCGTCAACTAAATCTGCATTTAAATGGTTGGCAAGATACTGTGCAACTCGCGCGCTGGCTATGCTAGTCTTGGGACTGCAATAGGTCAGGTGTACTACGCAAATGTTCCTCATTAGTTTTCTCCTTTCTACGAGCACGATACCGCGCCCACTTGGAACGTTCTTGCCCTGGCGGTTGATAAATGCTGCGCGGCTTTCCCTCACCATTTGTTACGCGCTGGTATTTATCAAACTCACATAGGCAATGTTCTATCTCTCTCATTTCTAATGTAGGTACAAACGATTCTTTTTCCTCGTTTGCTATCTTCAATAGGAGCATCATTTCCCTGTTCCAATTATGCATTCTAGAGGAAAATTTCAATGGCCGACCAAAGACCCTGTTAAGACCGCGCTTGGCTCCAGGACCAGCATTCGCCCATGTGTTAATATCTGTCGCATTTTCCAATACAGGTGTATGGCGCAAGTCACTTACAAGTTCATAGGCCATGAACCCACCACCGCCCCAGCCTTTAAGTTTTCCCAGGTTTTGATGCATGTGTTGTATATTTCCCTTGCTTGCAATATCAGACAATAGCTGCCTGTAATCCCAAATAGCAAACAAGAATTCATCTACAACAATATTTTCTTTAGGGTCTTTTTTACCCTGATTTGTGATGATATAGGCTCCCGTGAACACCTTTTTCTTATTGTCCAAACGCTCACGGGCGGTACGCTTAAGATGTTCAGGGTTGTGGGTTTCTTGCCAGCCGCCAATAGCTTCGCACATTTCCATGGTGCCGAACATACGAAACACGGCGCAGTTATAAATCATCAAAGCATGGGGTTTGTTGGCATTTGGATTGGTTAGGTGTTCACGCATCCAAACCGTGGTTTTATCAAGCTCGCGAAACACATTCGTAAACTTGTACTTTTGTAAAATTTCATCCTCGGTCCAAGGCCACTTGAGCCCTTCTTCTTTTCTAAGATAAATATGATGACGTTTATTTATCCAATCTACAAAATTCCTGCCCAATGGCAAATTACCAATGAACGGTTGGTCTAAAAAAGTATTGATCGACAAAAGTATCTCCTTTCTTAGGGAAACGCCCTATCCCACCATTGGACGTTTCCAGCACGTGGAAGGAAGCGTGGGACGTGAACTAAAACCCAATTATTTGCTTGACTCAGTAGCTTTATAAACTTTGATGTACCCCGCTTTTTCGGCAAGCTGAATATCCTTCGCGCTGCCTGGAAGACCGGCTTCCCTGATAGCTGCTATGAATTCAGCTACCGTGATGCCCTTTTGAATATAAGACCAGATCTTATATTTTGTGGTTCCTGGGCGAATTGGGATCTTATTACTAATTATTTCAATTCGATCCTCACGGCCATATAATCTGGGCCGCTTAATTCCGGTTTTTGATAACTTAACTGTTACCTCTTCCCGTACTTCATTTAAATCTGTGATAGTAGACATTGCACCCTTCCTATAAGGTTTCGCCTTGGTTAAAATAGTCTCCCAAACAACCCTAGCTAAATCATCTTTGTAAATTGTTTGGGAAGACTTGTACTTTACCACTTTAGGGAAAGAGAGCAAACAGTGAATTCCAATAAGCTCATCTTCATCATATGCGCTTTTTACATCACCAGCTTCACATAGTACTGGAGTAAATTTATCTATAAAACCAGACGATTTTGCTTCGCCAACACTTTTAAATTTCATGGCGTAAGAGGCGTCCTTTTTATAATCATCAACCACCGCGTAGCAAATCATTACCGTCTCCTTTCTAAAAGATAAGGGGCAGCGAACCCGCTACCCCTTATACAGTAATGACGCTACCAAGTAAAGAACTTACGCAGCCTCTGCCATTTCAGTGGCAATTTTCAAAGCGTTCTGCTTGTGCGTTGCCTTCCGGCCAAACCAAGCATCGTGTAACGCATGCTGACCAACGCCTTGGTGGTCCATGGCGTAGGTTACAGCATTGAGTGCACCCCAGTATGTTCCTTTAGCAGATTTTAGGTCAGCTCCTGGGCTGTTTTCAAACGCATCATATACCTTCTGCGCTTGCGTACCGTTTTTGAACAAATCACGTAAGGGGATAACGTTGCCGTCAAACCCTTTAGCCTGTTCTTCCTCTAACAACCCCGGTGCGAACAGTTGTGCAACAAACCGTTCAAACTGCTCTGGCTTAATTTGCTTGGAAGCCAAAAATTCAGTTTGCTGTTGGAAACTGTTAAGCTGCTCTTCAGCAAGCCCCAGTGTTTTTTCAGCCTCTTCAAAAATGGCTGCTGTTAACTGGACACGGTGCGCCAACCTGAACACGCCCCCCAAAGCAGTTGAATCTCGCAACGCCATACCCAGCGTATTCCAACACACTACTCGTATGGGGGTGTTTTTTATTTTAAACGCTTTTCCAGGCTTGTGGCTGTTGTTAACAAGACAATAGCCTTTTACCTGATCACCACCTGGAAGGGTAAACCCATCGGAATACTTGGCTAACGCCCAAATATCCTTACCGTCACGTAGGCTACCCGCCGTTTCCATGGTCATATTTCCCGCCGCACAGAACCTTTTGTAAAACTGCATAATTTCTGTGTTTTGGAACGGGTGCCAACCTTCTGGGCTACATACGCCTAAAATAGCGTTGGTGTCATCCCGAACAATATGGTTGTGGTTGGGGTCGTTCATAATCCCAACACCCTCAATCCATTCGGGCGCTTCAATGGTATACGAAGGCCGCTTACTTACGGTCCACGTAATTCCTGCGGCTTCAGCCATTTCATCAGGTGTAAGGTCATCCGATACGGCATATCCTTCTTTATGCCACGGCACCCCGCCTGATTCGGCGTAAGCCATTGAGTCTACATATGCTGGCATTTGCTATCCTTTCTAAATAAGCTGCCATAATGTATATAATAGCGCCGTTTGCAACGATAACAAACGGTATTTTATCTATTACCTCCCATGGGGAAATAATATTGCGTCTGTGGCATAATGATGTGCAGGCTTTCCCTTGCGCGGGTTGCTCCCACATAAAAGGTCCGTAGTTCATCGCTTTCATGTGCCTGCATTTGCGTCCACGCCTTGCGTGATAAATCGGTCAAAAGCACCACATGCTGGCACTCCTTGCCTTTGGCGGCATGGATGGTTGAAAGACGAACACGGGGATCTTCCGTAAGTTTTTCTCCACGACGCAACAATGCAATCATATACTCCCGCTCATATATGGAAACATTATCAAAAGCCTCATGCCAAATAGCCGACGTCCGTAACCCGTGATCCTTTTGAAGATCGTGGAGGTAACATTTCCATCAGCCTTGAAGAATTGATACATTTTGCGAACCGCCGCCGCCGACACAGTTTCACCCTTCCGCAACCTTTCCCAGTCTTGTATGCTGGTAATCAGCGACTTACGCACACTGGCCACATTGTTCTTCGAATAAAACCAGCCCTCGCGCCTGCATTGTGCTTCTATAGGCTGTAACAAGTAATGAGTACGAGCCAGCACCAGCCATTCCCCTTCCGACATATTGATATAATCAAACTTGGTGTGGTACTCTAGCTGGCCTTCCTCTTCTTTCGAATGCCACTCCTTTTCATACCTGCGGTCAATACGGTGTACGATCGATTTGGCAAAATTAGCTATCTTCCTTGGCAACCGAAACGACTTATCCAAAACCGTTGTCTTGCCCGTTAGATCTAAAAACTGATCAACGTCTGCACCCGCCCATTTGAAAATAGCTTGGTCATCATCGCCAGCTATAAAGCAGTTCTTAGAAATTTCCTCTAGCAAATAAACCATTTTCCATTGCAAACGATTAAGGTCTTGGGCCTCATCAACAAACATGGTTTCCAAAAATGGTACTGGCTTTTGTCTGAGAAAAAGTGAAAGCATATCGGTATAATCAACAATTTCCCTACGCTCCTTGTACAAGCGTAGGGCACGATCAACACGCTCCACCTCCAGCCAGGAGATATCTAAAACATCTTCATACCATTGTTGCTCAACAGCAATATCTCGTATACGGGCTTTATTAATCAACGCCAGAATTTCATCGCCGCGTTCGTTACCATAAAACACACCCGTATCACGATCCAGGCCCCCGGAAATGCGTATGCCAAGCCATTCACCAAATTCTTGGTAGTGCTGGTCTGCCATTACCTGAGTACTTTTCAAGCCAAGCTGCCTAAAGGCCAAGGAGTGAAGTGTTCTGAAGAACGGTAGGTCTTTACGGCTGAGTTGGAATTTATCGCAGGCGCGGTTTATTGATTCTTCATTAGCAGCACGGGTAAAAGCAAAGTATCCAATGTAACGAGGCGGTGTTCCGGTTTCCAGGGCACCATCAACAAGCTCTAATAGCTTGCTTGTTTTTCCAGTGCCTGGAGGGCCGAGATAAATGTTTCTCACATCACGTTCTCTTCATTGACCTTTAATTCAGGCAACACGTAAGGGGTTTTATCAACCATAAATTCAGAAACATGGTAAACATTCACCCCCTTACCCTTTAAGTTGAAAAACTTATGCTCCCCACCTATGTCCGATAACTGGGAAGCCATTTGCGTGTGGTTATATTGCTTGAAATTATGCCTTGAGCAATAATCTAATAAATCCTTTAACCTGAAGTAAGTGCGTTCTTCATTAGTCCACGGCTTACCTAGCAATAATTCATCCCGTGTTTGCGCCTGTGCGCGGTCGGTGCAAAAGGTTTCCAACAGGTTAAGGAACTGCCCCTGTATGGATACCTCTTGCGGCACATCAATTATTTCCACCTTATCCAATAATTTCTGCACCAACGCCTGCCACCCACGCTCGCCCATCTTAGGGGGCATCATATTTAAGGCTTCCATACAGGCCCGTTGAAATTTGGTTTGGTTTTGCAAATCATCAGTTTGCAGCACCAGCCTATCGGCCCCAACAGTTAGGAACCATAGGGGTGGGTCGCTATTGAATTTCGATAGGTTAGAAAAGCTGGGAGTATAGTCTGCTGGCCCTATGCCAAATCGCCTGGACTTACACGTTGTTGCATCACAATAACTGATTATAGGCTGGTCTTTGCAGCGGTACCCATAGTCCTTTTTATGTAGCTGCTTTATGACCGCAACCACTTCTGACGACGGCAAAGGCGGGTCCATGTAACGACGGTTGTATTCTTCTATTTCAACTTCCCACGTATCCTGAAACGCCTTGCGTAGATAAACCCCAATGTTGAACAGCCCATTGTTGCGTGTTCCCTTTGGAAAGCCCTGCTCACAAAGATACTGCAAGCATGGGGGTGCCTCCTCCAACACATCCTTTATGATAACTTCTAGGTCTTCAAGCTCAATTTCCGTTAAGCGGTTTTTATCTACTAGGTCAAGGAACTCGTCTAATGTTGCTGAGGTACCATCAGATTTAAGGGCATACCGTGTTGACGCTTCAGCCGAGCAATATGGCAAATTCAAGGCATTACCAATATCGCCTCGCTCAAGCAGCAGCTTTTCCTGTTTTGGAAACACTTCCCCTTGAGAATACCCCAAGGCCGCTGAAAGTTCAAACAGCTTACGACGCATTAACGACGCATCAACAGGGTCATCCGTAAATAGGAAAAGATGGGCACCCCCGCTTTTAGAACGACTAACAATGAACGGCAGTTTATATTCATGCAGACGTTTTTGTATGGCGGGTAAGTCTATGGGGTATTCATCAACATCAATACAGCCCCACGAACAGGTGCCGTCTTCACGTATAGGCACAATGCCTATACCCGCTGAACCTTCTGACAGGTGTTCTGCAAACACTTGACGGGTTGGGGTTTCACGAACTATGCTGTAGCGGCTATCAACTTTTCCACTGTTTTTCGAACCAGTAGTGTTATCTTGTCGCCGCAAATACGCCAGTTCTAACCCAGTAAAGGCAGTGGCAAATCTTTCAATAGCAGACACACTTTCTTCTTTCTACAAGCTATTAGAACGGCACCTCATCATCATGTAGTTCGGTTGCATCAACCTCGCCCTGCTTGACAGCTAGGGCAAAGTCATATGCCGCTTTGAAGATTTCTGAATCCTTTTGTGCACCAGTCATTGTTTCATAGTTTATATCAAGTGCGGCACCACGATTAATGACCCAACTATACCAGTTTCCCTTGTTGTTTTGCTCCAAGGTAGATGTGAGCTTATACATATGGGAAAACATAACAGGGGAACGGCTTTCCCGTATCATGGACATCCAACTACGCGCACGTTTTAACTGTGTGCTTTTCATGGAAACCATGGCTGGTGTCCATTCAGAAAGGGTATCGTTTAACAATATCACATACCACTGTGCCGTGTTTTCGATATAATTGCCGTTGGGCAATACATCCTTATTATCCTGGCTGCGGCTGGTTTTGGCCAGTATATCGCTGGCGGCTGAATGCCGTGTGATAGGAGCGCCTTGGCTGGCCTCGCGGGGTGCCCATTCAATATACTCCCGCCTAAATGTACAAGGTACGACGTGGACCCCTGTGTTGCCCTCGTATGTTTGTTTGGTTACCGAATTTAAAATGCCGCCAGCCTTGGCCCCGTCAATGTAGTCAGCGGTGCCTTCTTCAGTTTCTGGGCTCATTTTTTGCAGCAGTTTCAAAAACGGTGTTGCTGTGTCGTCCACACCAACGTTTTCAAAACCAGTGGTTACCAAGTCTTGTAATTGTGGAAGCATTATTGCGGTAGCTTCTTCTGTTTTTTGAACGGCTTGGGCTTCTTTAGCCATAAGTTATTCTCCCTTGTAAGAGGTGATTTTTGCAATACGTCCTTCGTAAACGCCAAACGTTTCTACGGGTACCTGAATACCCTTGTTACGCATTTCGCGTACAAACCCCCGTAACGTTCCATTGTGTACTGTTTCTTTACGCTGTACATCATGGCCCCCGGCTATAGCATCGCTATAAAAGGCACCGGCCACGTTATCTTCATTTCTGTTAAACGACACAACCACCTGATTTTTAATTATGTCTTCATGGTTATTGTCGCGCAGCCACGTAAACGCTTGTGGCTTGTTATCTTCAGATATATGCACATGCAGGTCATCACTTATGGTTATATCAACACCATTAGAAGTGGTTAATGACTGCATGCCCAATTCATCCATAGCATCGGGCACTAATTCCCTTGCGTATTTACGGTAAGCAGCCTTGATACTTTTTAATGTATCCGTTGCCAATTCTTCCAAATCACGCAACTGCACCAACCGCTCACATAACTCCCGTAATTCCTGTGACTCATGTTCGGTTAAATTACTAAAACCTTCCATGACCTCAGCTAGTGAGGTTTTTGCTAATTCAAGGTCAGACACTATCTTCTCCTTTCTCATGTAGGTCCCACTTTATAGGATAGTATTGCTTTTCCTG